TGGAACAACTACACATTTAATGTGGCACACAGCAACACAACAACAGAGGGCACTCTATATTTTAATGAATCTATAAAAGATGTTTTTTATGTAGGTCAAACAGTAACGATTACTGGTAATGGCGCACCACATAACGGATCTAAAGCGATCACTGGTATGAGCGATACATCTATCACTTATGCGGTGACAGGTTCCCCAACAGCACAGCCTCGACATACAGTTACACCTTTTGGACAAGTTGCAGTTGTGGCAACAGTTGATTACACGACCGACACAGCAGTCCAGAACGCAGCTCTTATGATATCTGTTGAAATCTGGCAAGCGCGAACAGCCACCCTTTCTGGCAGTAACGCAGTCGATTTCCAGCCAAGCCCTTACCGAATGAGCGCACAGCTTCTCGCTAAGGTGCGAGGATTGATTGCACACGCGCTAGACCCTCGCTCAATGGTGGGCTAATGCCTCCAGTATCGATAACTACACTCCGCACTACTTTAGCCACCGCGCTAGTAGATAATACTAAATATCAAACTTTTGCTTTTCCTCCTGCCACCGTTCTTGCTAACTCTGTGATCGTATCTCCAGATGATCCTTATCTAACACCTAGCAACAATCAGCACATCACTATTAGCCCTATGGCTAACTTTAAGATTATTATTACAGTGCCTTTGTTTGACAATGAAGGCAACCTAAACGGCATTGAAGATTCTGTATGTGGCGTGTTCGCCAAGTTAGCAGCATCATCTCTGGTCTATAATGTAAGTGCAATAAGCGCACCAAGTATTCTCAACGCTGCTTCGGGAGACCTTCTCAGCTGCGAGATGTCCGTATCAATCCTTACGAGTTGGAGTTAACATGTCCGAGTGGGAACTAGAAAACGAAGCCTTCCTGAAGAAAATCGGGCAGGTAGCACCAGCAACACCTAAGCCAGCAACTAACAAGAAAGACGAGGAATAATCTCATGGCTGTATTTCTAAATAATCAGGTCGGTGTGAAGATTAACTCCGTTGATCTTTCCGACCATGTCACAGCAGTAACAATCAACCGCGTATTTGATGAACTCGAAGTAACTGCAATGGGTGATTCAGCACACAAGTTCGTTAAGGGCTTGGAATCATCTACTGTCACAATCGACTTCCTTAACGACACAGCAGCAGCAAATGTTCTTGCAACATTGCAGGCTGCATGGGGTACAACAATCACAGCAGTATTCCTACAGACAAAGGGAACAGCAGTCTCAGCGACTAACCCTCTTTATACTGTTTCATTGCTAGTCAACAACACCACAGACATCAACGGTGCTGTAGGCGATATCGGTACTCAATCAATCACATTCACTGCTAACTCAACAGTTGCAGTAGCCACAACAGGCACATTCTAAACAACTAAACAAAGGGGCTAACCATGGCAAAACTAAAGATCGTTCGTACAGATGGAAGCACATTGGAAGGCGAAATATCGCCTGCTGTTGAATACAGCTTTGAACAATGGGCTAAAAAGGGTTTCCACAAGGCGTTCAGGGATGATGAAATGCAGACCTCGGTGTTTTGGCTGGCATGGGAAATAACACGCAGATCAGGTGAAACTGTTAAGCCTTTCGGTATGGACTTTATCGAGACACTTACAAGTGTTGAGGTGTTGGACTCAGACCCTTTAGCTTAAAGCGCGATCTTCCATTCACCTATCTAATCGCTAGGCTAAGCATTAGGTTGGGGATTGCGCCACAGCAATTGTTAGAACTAGATAAGACCATGCTGGATGCATTGATGCAAGGTCTCAGAGATGAAGCCAAGGAGGTCAGCGATGGAAGTAAAAATAGAAGGCGTTAAAGAAACACGCAAGGCTATTCGCGCTTTTGCTCCTGATCTCAATAAGCAACTAGATATCGAATTGCGTGCAGCACTTAGACCTATTGTTAAAAAAGCAAGAGGGTTTGTTCCTAGTGACTCACCTATGTCTGGATGGGCTCCGCGTTCATTTAATGAAGGCAGTTTCCCAACCTATAATGCAAAACAAATTAGATCAGGCATTGGATTTAGCACTAAGCCCGGCAAGACTACTTCTTCAGGTTTTACTTCTAATGCAAAGATTTTTAATAGATCTTTTGCAGGTGCTATTTATGAAACAGCAGGACGCGCTAACCCAGAAGGTCAGCCATGGGTAGGAACTAAAGCAGGTGGTGCTTCTAAGAAAGTTAGCAGATCCATTAACCCTAGAGCAGGTGCTCAATTCATTGAAAATCTTCCAGAATTAACTTCAAGTCTAAAAGGCAGAGGTCGTTTAATTTATAAGGCATGGGCACAAGATCAAGGCAAGGCTTACGGGGCAGCGATTAAAGCCATAGATAAAGCAGAAGCAGCATTTATGAAGCGAGCTGAAACTCAAACTTTTAGGAGAGCTGCATAATGCCAGATATTAATATAGGTTCCAAGTTAGATGCTAAGGGTTTTAAGCAAGCCGAAACAGCATTGGGCAAATTAAATGGCAGTGCTAAAAAGTTAGCAGGAGCTTTAGGTTTGGCTTTTGGTGCGCGAGCGGTTGTCAATTACAGCAAAAGTGCAGTAAAAGCATTCGCAGCAGATGATAAGGCAGCCAGAGCATTAACCCTAACTTTAGATAACCTAGGCTTGGCTTTTGCCAACCCAGAAGTTACCAAGTTTATATCCTCTCTAGAAAAGCAGTTTGGTGTTCTAGACGATGAACTTCGCCCTGCTTATCAGAAGCTATTAACAGCCACAGGTGACTATAAGAAAGCACAGGATTTACTGCGCACAAGTTTAGATCTGTCTGCGATGTCTAGTTTTGATGTTCAAACTGTTACCACAGATTTAACGAGGGCTTATGCAGGTAACACGAGAGGCTTGACTAAGTACGCTTTAGGTCTAGACAAAGCCCAACTAGCAGGTATGAGTTTTGAAGAGATTCTTACACAAATTGCTGCGGTGTCTAACGGTCAAGCAGACTTAGCAGCAGGAACTTATGCAGGTTCAATAGATAAATTAAATGTTGCAATGGCTAATGCTTCAGAAACAATAGGCAAAAGTCTTATCAATGCCATTGGCACTTTGTCAGGCGGAGAAGGTCTGCCTAAAACTATTGCATTAATTGAAACTTTGTCAGAGGGTTTTAGCAGAGCAATTACTCTAAGCGCACGCGTTATTCGTAATTTTAGCATTTTGGCTTCAGGCAATCCTTTAGAATCTCTTAGAGATTTAAGAGAAGCCAGCAGAGCAGACCTTCTAGCTGATAGAAAAGCCACAGCAGAGTATGGTGGGATCTACGGCAAGATTTACCAAGAGCAGGCAAAAGTATTTGCTAATGGTAAAAAGACTCTCAGTAACTCAAAGGCTTTGACAAAAGAAACTGCTGCGCAATTAAAGAATAGAAAATTAGAAGCAGCAATTGCTAAGGCAGAACTCGCACTTGGCAAAGGCACAGATGCCTTTGACATGGACAAAATCCAACTCCTAGCAGCTGAGAAGAGTGCAGTTGAGCAGATAGGCAAGGCAACATCACAGGCTCAACTTCTAGGCATTACTGGAGACCTTGCTCGAATCAAGGTCAAGCAGGACATTATTGCTTTGGAAGATGCAATCGCTTCTAAGGACGAGAAAGCCATTGTGGCTGCGACTAACAAACTTAATGCAGACCTTAAAATCCTTGGTGCTTTAACTGGTCAAGATCTAAAGTTGTCAGAGATTAAATCAACCCTTGAAGCAATTGTGCCTAAGGACTTAATCAACTTGGCTAACCTAAACGATGCCATTGCTAAGTTAAAGACCATCGGCGCAGGCGCAGGTACAAGTGCAGGCACAACAGCAGGCTCAACTGCTGGAACACCATCGCTTTTAGAAAGCCTTGCAGCAGGCAGCTTTGTGCCTGTAGTCGCAGGCACAGGCGGAGTCATGGGCGGCTCTTCTAGTGCAGGTGCTTATGCTTCTAGCGGTTTCCCGGGGTCTGATAAGAGTTCAGTAAACATTACAGTCAATACAGGCATCGGAGATCCTAACGCCATTGCAGAAGCCATTGAAAATGTAGTTCGTGGCGCAGTTGATCGTGGAACTTTGCGAGCTAGTTAATGACTTGGTATCCAGAATGGCGAGTTACAGTAGGTGATGATGTCTATACGACTGTCACCTCTGTTTCCTTTGCATCTGGTCGGTTAGATATAGATCGCCAGCCGACTGCAAGTTACTGCCAAGTAGAGATAATCAATACCACTGGCGCAGCCTTTACAGTCAATGTCACAGAACAGATAAGCCTAGAACTAAAGAATGGCTCTGGCACTTATGTCACAGTCTTTGCTGGAGAAGTATCAGATTTTAATGTTGGAGTTAGATCTCCAGAAGAATCAGGCTTTATTACCTACGGCACTATTCTTGGAGTAGGCGCGTTATCTAAACTTACTAAGGCGGTCTATAACACAGCCATTGCAGAAGGTTTGGACGGCGCACAGATTGGTGCAATCCTTGGAGAAGATCTACAGTTTTCATGGGATGAAGTAACTCCGACAGATACATGGGCAACCTACACACCTACAACCACTTGGGAATATGCCGAGACTTATCTAGGCACAGTGGACACTGGCTTCTACACAATGATTGCCTTAGCAGCTAGTGCAACGGCTAAATCTCAAACCCTTGCAGATCAGATTGCCAACAGTGCACTAGGTCAGGTCTATGAGACCAAAACTGGTTTTGTTAATTATGACGATGCAGACCACAGATCTAATTACTTGGCTGCTAACGGCTACACATTCTTGGATGGCTCTTTTGCATCACCTAGTTCTATCCAGTCCACAACACAAATTGGCAGATTGCGAAACAGTCTTATCTACAAATACTCCACAGGCTACGGATCGACTTACAGCACGTCTAGCGCAGACTCTATAGCCTCTTATGGTCTCTTTGAGAAGTCGGCTGAATCAAACATTAAGAACTTGGCTGATATTACTGATATCGCTACTAGAGAGTTAAGACTTCGCCAAGTACCTAAGGGTTCACTAGGAGCTATTACCTTTAGACTAGACAATCCAGACATGCCTACTGCCATGCTTAACAACCTGATTGCAGTGTTCTTTGGCATGCCTGTGCTTATCAATAACCTGCCTAGCAACCTTCTCGGAGGAACCTTTGAGGGCTTTGTCGAGAATGTAGCTTTGCGAGCCACACCTACCTTTGTTGATCTAACCCTTTACATCTCAGCTACAGAGTTCTCATTATCAACGACACAATGGGATACAGTTTTGCCTAGTACAATAACATGGGCAACCACAAATGCTATACTAACTTGGAACAACGCGACAGGAGTATTATCTTAAATGGCTACCTCACCGATATATGGCTGGGCTGAACCAGACAACACCGACCTTGTAAAAAATGGCGCACTAGCCATTCGTACCCTTGGCAACGCCATCGATACGACAATGGGAACAATGACTCCTAAGTCCACAGTCACTGCTAAGGGATCCCTAGTTGCTGCAACTGCTGCTTCTACTCCAGCGAACCTTTCTGTGGGTGCTAACGGTACTTCTTTAGTTGCAGACTCTAGTCAAAGCACAGGACTTGCATGGGTAGCAACACCAAGCGCATCCAATCCTGTAATTAACGCAGCGATGCAAGTAGCGCAAAGAGGCACAAGTATAAATGTTGGTGCGAGCGTTCCTACACATTGCTTAGATCGTTGGATGCTTTCACCAAGCACAAACACATTCACAGTAGCCCAGCAAGCAACTTCTGACACCACTAATTTGCCATCAATTCAGTTCTGTTCAAGGGTGCAGAGAACTGCTGGACAAACTGGTACAAACATTGCTTACTATGCACAAAGTTTTGAGACAATTAACTCTAGACCTTTTGCTGGCAAAACAGTTACAATGTCTTTTTACGCTAGAGCAGGTGCTAATTATTCTGCAGCCTCTAGTGTTTTAGGTGCTTTCTTGGTCAGTGGTACAGGCACAGATCAAAATGTGCTTATCTCATACACAGGTTCTGCAACTGTAGCAACATCAAATGTAACTTTAACAACAACTTGGCAGCGATTTACAATTACTGGAAATGTTGGCGCAACCGCTACTGAACTGGCAACTTACTTTGGTTTTACTCCAGTAGGCACAGCAGGGGCTAATGATTACTACGAAGTAACTGGAGTGCAGGTCGATATCGGATCAGTAGCACTACCATTCCGTACTGCTGGAGTTTCTTACCAGCAAGAACTGGCTTTGTGCCAGCGTTATTACCAACGCTTTGTGGCAGGTGCTACAAACGGTAATTTCGGTCAAGGTTGGTCTATTTCAGCAACTTCGGCCTTAGCCTTTGTTAATTCTAAAGTCACTTTGCGTATTATCCCCACCGCTATCGAAACAGGCGGCGGCATACAAATCCAACAAACAAACAATAGTCAGTATTCAGTTTCAAGTATCACAATAGATACATCAAGGACAAATCAAAATGTTTTTGCATTTAGCGGCACTACATCAGGTGCAACTGCTGGCCTATCGTTTCAAATACAAGGATCATCAGATGCAAATGCCTATGTCGGATTTTCAGGAGAATTATAAAATGAAAAATACACGAGAAGTAATTGTTACAGATTTAAACGGTGAGGAGACTATTCATATAATTATTCAGCACAATGAAAATGAATATACATCAATGCCTAAATCAGTTTATGATGAATTAAAGGCTAATGAAGCCAAGACTAAGTAAGGCTGCTCAACAACTTCGGGAACAGTTTGATGATTCATTCCCAAGTCGTGACCGCACATCGGATGGCTGGATCGGTGATACCCGACACGCAGCTCGCCCTAGCGATCATAATCCCGATGTTGATGGCTGGGTTCGTGCCATCGATGTTGATCGTGATGTCAGTGGCAGGAGCAAGCCAGACCTCATGCCAGATATTGCAGATCAGATTCGTCTCTTATGCAAGTCTAAAAAAGAAAACAGAATTACCTACATTATCTTTGATGGTCGTATCGCCTCAGCCAAGAAGGCTTGGGCATGGCGTATCTATGAGGGCTCAAACAAACATAACCACCACTGCCACATCTCGTTTGCAAAAGAAGCTGACGATGCTGGGGCTTTTTTTGAAGTACCTATGTTAGGAGCCAGTAATGAATGAACTAAAGACAGCAGCAGGTTCTTGGGCTAGAGCCTTCTTAGTAGCAGTTATCTCAATGGCAGCAGCTGGGGTGTCAGATCCTAAAGCTCTTATTGCAGCAGGCGTGGCATCAATCTTGCCTCCAGTGCTTCGCTACTTAAATGCTAACGATCCTGCCATGGGTGTTAAAAAGTGACACAGACAGATTTCTTTACCCTTTACATGGCAACCCTTGGAGTGCTTGGTGGTCTATCAGGATTTGTCATTACACATTTATTGTCCGAAATTAAACGGCTAAATGGGCGAGTCGATGAGATATATAATCTGCTCTTAGATCGATAATTTTCCCATGGCAAGAAAAGCAACTCAGGCGTTAGTAGAGGAAGATTACTCAGCTCTCGATGCTTACTGCATCGGCATGTATGAGTTCGCTAAATCCTTGAAGCGCGCAGGCTTTGACGAAGCAACAATGCTTGCAATCATCGTAGAGCGATCAGCCTACCCTGCATGGATCTTGCCTGATCCAATAGAGCCAGAACGCTTTGGCGATTATGAAGATGAGGATGACGATTAAGCGTACGGTAGTAATACCTGACCTCCAGTGCCCGTATGAAGATGCACAATTGGTCAAGAACCTTGCAGCCTTTATTAAATCGTTTCGCCCAGATGCCGTATTAACTATTGGCGATGAAATCGATCTTCCTCAGATAAGTCGTTGGCATGAGAATCAGCCAGGGTGGTATGAGCAAACTCTTGCAGCTGATAGAGACCGCACAGTTGATGTTCTGTGGGAATTAACTCAGCATGTCAGAGAAGCGCACATGGTCAGAAGTAATCATTGTGATCGTCTTTACAACGTAATCATGAAAAAGATTCCTGCCTTCATGTCACTGCCAGAATTGAAGCTAGAGAAGTTTCTAAAGCTCGATGAACTGGGTATTAAGTATTGGAAAGAACCAATGCCTATTGCTAAAGGCTGGGTAGCCATTCATGGTGATTTAGGGGCATTGAACCCTAACCCGGGAATGTCGGCTTTGAACCAAAGCAAGCGCATGGGTGTCTCAGTAATTATGGGTCACACGCATCGTGCTGGCAGGAGTGCCGTTTCTGAGGCTTACAATGGCTCTGTGAGGCGCGTACTGCATGGAGTTGAGGTAGGACATGCAATGAACGTAAAAGCCGCTAAATACGTTTCTAGCCCTAATTGGCAGCAAGCCTTCGCCATTGTCACTGAGCATAACAAGAACGTACAAGTTGATCTTATATATGTCGAAAAGGATGGCACATTCTTGGTTTATGGCAAAAGGTACGGTCGCGCTCGCTAAGTCGTTATCAAACTGTTACACAAATCTACAGCGTTTTGTGGTGTCGGTATGTCACACTAATATCGTAAGCAGTCAAGGGCACTGCTACAGATAGGTACGGTAATGATTAACTCAATAACTATCATAGGACTTATAGGCTTATTCTTAGCTTCTAATTTTGTTTGGTACTGGCAAGGCTTCAAGGATGGACGGCGCGAAGGTTATGTTCGTGGTCGCGATCTAAGCCGTCAAGGGTTCTGGCAAGAATGAAAGCCAATGAAATCTTACTCACAGCCACCGACACGATCAGTCAGCGTGGGCTTACATACGGTCACCCTGCGGATAACTTGCAGCACACCGCAATGCTCCTCAGCGCATACCTCCAAACACCAATTCACGACTATCAAGTGGCAGGGATCATGGTCTTGGTTAAACTTGCAAGGACTAATCAGTCAGCCCAGCAAATCGACACATGGATCGACATGGCATCCTATGCAGCACTTGGTGGACAACTAGCAACAGAGGAGAACGATCTCTATGTTTAATTTAGCCGATTACGAGACAGTTGAGGTGAGACTTGAAAAGTTTATTAAGGACTATCCAGATTTTAGGATTGCAACTGAGTTGGAAGTGTGCGACAAAGATCGATATGTTGTTAAAGCGTATCTTTACAAAGTTACTACCGAGTCTGTTGCATGGACAACAGGGTACGCGGAAGAGAAGGTTACTGATCGAGGCGTTAATAGCACTTCAGCACTGGAGAATTGCGAGACTTCGGCGATCGGCAGAGCTCTTGCTAATGCAGGTTACGCAGCTAAAGGGAAGCGACCAAGCAGGGAAGAGATGAGCAAGGTTGTTGCACAAAAGCCTGTTAAGCCAGCGGTACAGGATGTCGTACCAGAGCAGGACTATTGGACTACTCCAGTTAATGAGTACATGAAAGTAGTAGATGCTCCAGTTACGCTAGACAAAGCAATGCAGAATGTTGCAGCGATTATGGGAACAGGTGAGGCAGTTGAAGCACCATCGTGCGAACATGGACACATGCAATGGCGTGAAGGTGAGAAGAACGGCAAGGCTTGGGGCGGTTACTTCTGCAACACAGCAATCTCATCAGCTCATCGATGCCCAACCAAGTGGTACAACCTTGGATCCGATGGAAAGTTCGCACCACAGAAAGCGAGAGCATAATGGGTAACATAGGAATCAAGATCAATGGTGAATGGCTAGATCTCATGTCTGCCTTTGTGCCATGTCAGTTATGCAATGAGCCAGTGCAGATAAAAGAACTGGCAGAGATATCATCTGATCCTGTTAATGGGATTGTTATCTGGCAATG